CTAGCTCGCGTGCTTACTCCGTCGCCATAGCGTCGTTTTCGACGGTCCGCGCTCCCCGATCTTCGGCCCGGGTCGCTTCGCGCCGAGTTTCTTCATGCCGTTGCGGATCCGCTCCGCGATCAGGCTGCGCTCGAGCTCCGCGACAGCGCCCAGGATGGTGAAGACCAGTTTTCCGTAAGGCGTCGAGGTGTCGATCGATTCCGTCAGGCTCACGAAGTCGATTTTCAGCGCCTGGAATTTTTCGAGCGAGTTGACCAGGTGGCGGACCGATCGCGCGAAGCGATCGAACTTCCACACGACGATCGCTTTGAAGTCGCGCCGGCCGCGTTCCGCGTCGGCCATCATCTCGTCGAGCGCCGGCCGCGATTCCTTCGCGCCGCTCCAGCCGTGGTCGACGTATTCGTGTGTGATGTCCCAGCCGCGCGTCCGGCACATCTCGCGCAGGGGCTGGAGCTGAGCCTCCGGATCCTGGTGGCTCTGTGCCTTGGAAACGCGCGCGTAGAGAGCGACCTTCATGAGCTATAATCTCCGGCCATGTACGTCTCCAACACTGAGATCGAAGCCGCCGCTGCGTTCATCGCGGACCTCGTCGAGGAAGGTGCCTGGCAGCATATGTCGGAACCCGACTCTCAAAAGGCGATCGCCAAAATCCGAGAGCTGGTCAGGAAAGCCGAAAAACCGACGTTGCCCCGTCCTCGTCGCTGGTGATCACACTGTCAGTCCAGGCTGCTGCGCGGCAGGCCGCCTGGGCCAGGTGTCCCCCACCTGCGCTAAAAAAACAGGCCACCAAGTTTGTTAACTAACTAGTCATTTCCGCGCGTAAGTTGCTGATAGTTCACTTCAGGTGAATTGAAATGCCGAAAGGCCTCTAAAATCCGTCCGGCGCCGCGATGAGTTGGTCGAGGAACTTCTTCACCTGGCCGCGGTGCTCCGGCCTGATAGCCTCCGGATCCAGGCGGCGCAGCCAGCGGTCGAGTTTTCGCTCTTGCGCTCTGGTCGCCCGCGGCTGGGCAGCGGAGCGCACTTTTGCGTCGCCGGTTCCAGTCCACCGCGCGAACTTTCCGGTGTGTTCTTTGTCAGTCTCGATCGCCGCGTGGCCGCGGGTCTTCGTGCAGCGATCGCCGGCGAAGTGTTCCCTGCAGCGGTCAGCGGCTCTCATGCGGCCGGCTTCTTTTTCGGCCGCACGTCGAGCGACGGCTTTTTGTCCTGCGTCACCATACACTTGGGCCTCAGCGAGAGCATTTTTCGCATCGGCACTCCGGTGCGTGGTATGGCTCTTTGGCCCGTACTGACAGCAGCAGCGAGCTCTGACGCGGGATCATCATTCCCGCTGTCAGGGGCGCGAATTCGGCGCTGCACACCTGCAGCTCGATCATTTGAAACAGCGAGATCTGGTGCACGCCGACGACCTCTGCATCAGCGGGCAGGCCTTCGACGGCTTCCACGCGGCCAGAGAGCAGCTTAGTCATAGCGTCGAAGCTCACGGCGACGATCCGAAGACGCGATCGCCGTTCTGCCTCGACCAGAAGATCAGGGATCACGCCTTCACTCGCTTCAGCTCGAATCGGCCGATGCCGTGGGCGCGGAAAACTTTTCGCGCGTTGGCGTAGAGATCCTCGAGCACGGCTCTCTCGCCGGCGGCGTTGAGCACAAGCTCGTCGCCTGGCTTCAGCCCGGCATCGAGCAGGCGGTTCATATATACGTCGGCGCGAGCGTAGCCGCTCTTGCCTTCGTCGAGCGCGCGAAAAAACTTCCGCGCTGTCGCCGCCAGGCTGCGATGTTTCTTTTTCGTCATGCCGCGATGGTCGTCGCCCAGATTCGCGCTTGGCAAGGCACGTTAGTAACTGCGGGCGCCGCGCTGCTCCGCTGCCGTGGTAGGTTGATCGTCGGAGGGCTCGAAAAAATGTTCAACATGGGAACTCAGGCGAGCGATCGAATTACCGGCTTTAAAGGCTACGTGACCGGGCGATGCGAGTACATCACTGGCTGCACGCAATTCTTGCTTCAGCCGCCGCTCGATAAAAATGGGAAGTTTGTTGAGGCGCGGTGGGTCGACGAGGATCGTCTAGTCGCCGCCGATGGCCCTTTGGTCGAACTGAAAATTGAAAAAGCTGGATTCGATGTGCCCGCGCCCGTTCGCTGAAGTAAAATTGCGCGCATGAACCGTCGATCGTTCCTCCACACAGCAGGACTGAGTGGCGCCGGCCTGGTCGCGACTGCGACGCTGGCCGAGGCCGGCGCGCTCGCTGAGTTCTTCGACTGGCTTCGCCGGCGGCCGTCGTTCTCGTTCCCTTCCGACACGCGGTCGCCGCAGGTCGTTCCGGTGCGTCACCCTTTGCTGGAAATCGGCGATTGGATCAAGATTCCGACTCGTGGGCCGACTGTGTACAGGGTCAGCAGCCTAACGCACCGTTCCAACTGGAGGAATGACGACGAGGAGGAGATAGGCATGCAAGTCTTCGCCTCCAACGCAAACGAACGAATCGAGCTCTGGCTCCCCAGTTACTACTCTGATCCCCGTCGCAGCAGGCCTCCGGCGGCCTGAGAGTTTGTTATCAAACTCCCGTGGTAGTTTGTTAACGAACTCCTGGGAGGTGATTCCGATGGGCCGTCCGCGTCAGCAGCAGCTGCAAATCTGTTGTTCCTCGAAGTGCCTGCGCACGATCGATCCGAACGAAAAAGCGGTAGCGCTCACCATCTTCGCGCAGACGCTGGGCATGGGAAAGCGCCGCAGTTCGAAGTCGGAACGGCTTGCCCTTTGCCCGCAGTGCGCATATCGCGTCGCCGGCGTCGAGAAAGAGCCGTCGCGCACAGCGCCCTTCGACCTCGCAATTTTTAGGGTGCTGTTGGATCTCATCGGCGCCGATGGCGACGTCGCCCAGGCCAGCTGGGAATTGCTGCAGCGCCGCCGTTCGGAGATCCTCTACGCGCAGCCCGCGCTCTCTGAGGGCGAAGTGCTGCCACCGCCGCGCCGGCTGAAAGAAGCGAGCTAGTTCGTCGCCCTGGCGCGTGCTAGGCTGCGCGGTGAGGAGGTGTACTCGCATGGCCTCACACTCCGGCGCGCGCGAAATGCAGCTGTTCGCGCGAGTTCTTCCCCAATTGGATCCTTGCGTTTTTCCAGCTCGAACAACGCGCAGCTTGTGGCGCGATGTCCAATCGCGCCACAAATCCTGCAGCTGGCGTAGTGTCCGTTCAGGCCCATCGTCGCCTACAGCTTCGCGGCCGCCGCCTTCAGCGCCGGAATTGCTGCCTGCACGTCGGCGATGAGCGCTTTGTCCAGGCTCACCGAGAGCCCGTTGGCCGAGGCCGCCGGGCCTGCGTCTTCGACCGCGGTGCAGATCGCTTCGAAGGCGGCCAGTGCTGTCATTTCGATCGCAGCGGCGCCGGGGAAGGCGAGCTGCACCAATGCTTCCACTTCGGGCGCGTCTTTTTCGACCTCGGCCGCAATGGTCGGCGCTTTCTCTGCCGCCTTCAGTACTTCCGCTTTGAAATCTTTCGCCGCCGCGACTAATTTGCTCACGACGCCTTTAAACGATGTGCTCATGGTTTTTTCTCCAGTTGAGGTGCAATGGTTTCGGTGTTAGTGGCCATCTCCGCCGCGGCTTCCCAGGAAGGCAGCACGAACAGGATGCCGCGGCTGAGCGGATCTCGCCGGAATACGGCGACTATCATCAGCGCGGAAATCACGAGCCCGAGTCCGATCGAGAATCCCCAATCGCCCGAGGGAAGGGAAGCGGGCAGGGCGCCGTCGACGGCCGTGCCGAACAAAAGCGACAAGACGTTGCCGCCGATCAGCGATCCTCCGCAGACCAGCATGAACGTCAGCACGCCACTGCCGACCATCGAGAACAGCAGGCGGATCCAGCCCTGCAGAATTTTCTTCTCGATCAGCCCGAGAATCAGTTTTGCGATCGCGTCCACGCTACTTCGAGTCCGCGGCTTTGATCAGGCCGACGCCCGCGGTGATGCCGGCGATCGTGGTCGGCACGTCGACCGGCTTGTGCTGCAGCACGGCGAGGCCTGCGGTGACGAGTGTGCCGGCAATGGTGAGCGCGCCGGCGAGTGTGGTCTTCCAATCCTTCATGACGTTTTCTCCTGTGAAAGTGCTTATTGCCAGAATCCGGTTTCGAGCTGCAGGGCGAGGCGTTCAATGCGCGCCGGCTCCTGGTGGTCGGCCGCGGAGTCGAGCAGCTCCGCCTTCGCCGTCTGCCAGTCTTTTTGCTGCAGCGCGGCCAGCATCTTGGGAAAGCCGGCGACGCCCTTCGCGCCCATATTGAAAATCAGGTTGAGCAGTGCGCCTCTGCGGACCTCGTCGAGATCCATTGCCCAGGGGAAGTTCGCTTCTAGCGCGACGATCGCATCTTGCTTGTCGTTCGCCAGCAGGAAGTCACGCTCTTTCTGCGAGAGTCCCTTCGCGCTCAGGTTGCGGCCGACGGCGACCGTCAAATTTCCCTGCAGCGTCGCGCCCTTCACTAGAGTTTTCCCGGTGGCGTCGTCGTATGCGAATTGGCGCTCGCTCTCGTCGCGGCGCAGCTGGTCTTCGAGGCAGGTAATCATGAGAAAATGCTCCGTATGGAGTTTTCGCTGGGAGATTCCGAGCGGCGCCTCACGCTCGCGGCGCCTTATTCGTCGAAAGATCAGCTGGTTTCGCTCAGCGTGTCCAGCGACGCTGAGGGTCCGCACCTGATCGATGGATTCGGGGCCGTTCCGCCAGGCGCTATCCGCATCTTCAAAAGCGACGGTATGCGTTGGCGTCGCTGCTATCTGCGCGAGGTCATCGCGCGCACTACTCGACTCCTGTCATCACGCCGGTAATTCCATAAGGCGAGTACTCTCCAAAATTCGACGAGCTGGTCGGCGCGGTGAAGGTGTAGACCGACGGATCCGTCTGTCGGCCGACGATGTCGACGCCGATCACGGGCGCCTGGTCCTGGCCGGCGCCGGCTTCGATCGTGATCGTCACCTGGTCCGCGAGAAAAACTGTGTCATTCATATTCCAGCGCGAGTGCACGAAGCCGAAGGTGTCGCCGGCCTCAATTTGGAATGCGGTCATCTTGCAGGCCAGCGTCACCGTCTGCTGGAAACGCAAACGCATCAGCGTGATCTTCGCCAGGCGCTGCGCGGTCCAGAGCGAGGTGGTGAAGTCGAGTTGAATGTCTTGCCAGATCACCTGCCCGCTATCTTCCGAGTTCAAGTAGTTCGGTTTTCCGGCGAGCCCGTTGGCCTGGTATGAGGGAAAGCTTTGCGTCTGCCACGCCGCCGGCACCTGCACCATGCTGAGCGCGGCGCCGGGGTTCGACGGCAGAAACGCGGGAATGTAGCGGCCTTTGACGGAGTTCGCGACGTCGCGCTTCGAAAGCCGGAAGTCGCCTTTGATCGGGCCGCGCAGATCGTTGTCGGTCACCGTGGCCAGCGGCGTCACGTAGGCGCCGGCGAAAACGTGCCAGAGATCTCCTGGCGAAATTACCCAGCCGGCCATCGATCCGCAGAGCGAGGTGAGAACGTCGCCGCGGTTCGACGAGTGATCGAACATCCCATTGCAGGAATAAAGATTCTCGTAGACCACGGTGTTGTCGGCGTTCCAGATGATCAGCTCTTGTTCTTCGCAAACGTTGGCCGCGGCGATGACGCTCGCACTGTCGATGGTCGATGCGGCCACGCCCAGGCCTGCGTCCGCGTCCTGCAGGTAATCGTTCACCACCAGCGCACAATTTGAAGGATTGAGGGCATGCGGCGAACGTCCCATGCACGTCCAGGTGGCCGCGTTGTCCGTGGTCGTCGAGCCCACGGCCGTCGCAAACAGCGGATGAGCACTGCCGGTTGAGCCCGCGGTGGTGAGCAGCTGCAGGTAGCCGATCGGCGCCTCGATCACGGTCTGCAGCGCGCCCGATCCGTAGGTCGCGCCTGGCGCCCAGGTATCGTTCAGCAAAATGCCGGCGCCCAGGCTGCCCGGTGTAAACGCGAGCTGTGGCGGATTGTTCGGAAAGTTTCCCGTGAGCCAGAAAGCCAGGCCGGTGCCGGTCGAGTACCAGGTGCAGCCGCCGTCGGTCAGGGTTGTGGCCGCGGAGTCGTTGGCTTCGAAGTTGGGCCGAGTGCCTCCGCTCGAGGGGTTGCCGCTGGTCTGCTGAAACCAGACGACGCCGTGGTTATCGACGATGTAGGTGTACTGGTGGTAAGTCGTCGAGCCCTGCCAGGTGTTGATGACGCGCGGATCGGTCAGCTTCTTTCCGGTCACCAGAAATTGAATGTTCGGAATCGAGCCGTTGGGAAAAACGTAAGGCCATCCCTGCGAAGCCGAGAGCACGACGTGCACCTTGGCGCATCCTCGCTGCATGAACGCGCTGGTCCAGCCCGAATCGACCGCACCCAGCTCAGGGAAGGCCTGCGTCGTGTTCGCTGGGTTGCCGCAGTCGAAAGTCATCTCGAGTGAGAGCCAGTAGAAATCTGAAAGCGTGCTCGAGTTCGCCGGCTTCAATACCCAGTAAGTGCCGTTCCAGATCAGGTCGCTGCCAAAGTTGTAAATCGAGCCATTGATGCAGATTGCATCGAAGCTGGAAATTTGGTGACCGGTGAGCGTGTAGACCAGGTGCAGCCGCTGCTGGTCGACGTTCTGGTTTTCTGCCGGCGGAAAGCTCGCATAGGTGAGCACTCCCGCAGTTTGGAATTGCCCGTAGATCACGCGCCGCGGCGCTGGGCCTTGATTGAAGCTGACCTGGTTCGCCGTGCCTACTGGCTTCGTCGGCGCCGGCCGCAGTGCCACTCCGACGCCGCTCAGAGCCGTGCTGACGCCGATACCGAGCATTGCGCTGAGCAAGGCCGCATGACCTTCGATAGCAATCAGGCCCAGCATTTGCAGGCCGGGAATTGCCGCGAGCGCCAGGCCTCCGATGATCAGGCCGATTTCAGTGAAGGTTTTGCTCATGAGAGAATTCGCGAATGAGTCAGGCGATCGGTCCGAAAATTCCGTTTCGCTGCAGTTACGACTGCGAGCAGATGGGCTACCCTGGTCACACCGTGCGCGAGATTTTTGATCGCAGTTCGGATTCCTATCGCTTCCAGGTCGACGAAAATCGTTTCTTCGTCTTCGACGAAAACTGTTTCGCAGCTCTGCTGAACGCGCATGAAGCCAACAAAGATCGTTAACCGATCTTCCAGGCGCGCTTCCAGCGATGAATGCGAACCAGCGCCAGGCCGCCCTGTGCGGCGCACGCCACGAAGCGCGCATCCAGGCTGACCACGCCGACGGCGCCCTGCGGAGTTCCGTTTTGCACCAGTACGACGTCGCCGCGCTGGGCCTGCGTCACGGGGATTTCTGGGCAGCCCAGCGCGGCCGCTTGCGTCGCGATGAAAGTCTCGAGGCTCTCGCCATAAACGGCCGCGGCGCCAGCCTCGTCAGAATATGTTCCGCGCCACGCGGCTGCCGGATCCGCGCAGCCGGTGATGGCGCGGATGCAATCGCAGACCTGCAGCGCGCAGTCGAACGTTCCCCATTGGAAGTCGAGCCCGCGCGCGCTCTCGATCATGCGGCCGAGCCGCTCCCGCCAGTCTGGATGTCGCTTCAGCATTTGGTTACGAATGCACGATCATCGCCACCGCGGCGCGATATTGCTGCGAGGCGCCGCTGGTGCCGATGCCGATCGGCACGCGCGCGACGATGGAGCACGCGCCTGGCCCGACACCGGTGATCAGAAACGTTGAGTAAGAAAAGGTCGCGACCTTCGGATTCGTGGAACCGATCGAGAAAATGAAAGGCGGTCCGGATCCGCTGTGGCCGACGCCCAAGGTTCCCGAGTAAGTGCTTCCGTCGGAATAGTGAATTGTGGCCGTGATCGTCGATGTGCCGCCTACTGCGAGATCTGGGGAGGAGAGCGCCAGGGTCATGTAGAGCGGATAAGGCGACGTCGTCGTCATCGGCGCGGGCCAGAAGAGCGCGCCGTTCGCCAGCCCTTCCACCATGCTGAAGCCGAGATCGCCGGGATAATAAATCTGCTGGTCCGCGTCGTCGAACTGCCGGTTCGGCGCCAGGTTCAGCGAGAGCAGCGGATTCTCGCAGGTGATCGAGATGGAGCACGTCTCGCCCGAGTCATCGAGCGTCGGCACATCGAGGCCTCCGGCATAGACCTGCACGGGATCGGTGAGCAGGTTGTTGTTGCCATCGAAGAGTCCGAGCCAGATGGTGGCCGTTCCAGCAATGCGGACCTGCCCGATCGCCTCTGACACCAGCGTCGCAGGAATGCCGCTCAACAGGAGCGTCATGTTTTGCGCCTGCACCTTCGTGCTCTGCGGAATCGCGGAGATCTTTCCAAGCCAACCCAGCCCGCTGAAGGTTTGCCCGTAAGGAAATGTCGATGACGGATTCGATGGCGGTCCGGCCGGCGTGATCGTCCCCAGTCCGGTGAAGAGGTAATAGGTCGCATCGGCGAATGCGAGTTCGGAGAATACGGCGAGGGTCACCGTCTTCGCAGCGATCGCCGCGACCATTGCGGTGGAAAGAGTGCGGGGCATTTTTATTCCAACAGTGCGGCAGCCGCCGCTTTCCACGCCGTTTTCACGACGTCAGGCAACAACGACCAGTCCAGCGGATATGGGGGGAGAAATGCGCGGGCTGATTCGCAAAACGCCCGGTAGGCCTTCGACGCTTCGGCTTCGAGTTCTTCCGGTGGCATCACAACGCTTCTTTCGCTTTGAAGCTGATCTTGTAAATCTTGTCTTTGTCGACCTTCCACGTCGGCCGGTTGTCGAGCAGGCGGAAGGTTCCGGCCGTGTTCGCCGTGACGATCGCGTTGCCGTCGGCGATCGTCTCGCGGATGTTCGGAAAAATCGTCAGCGCCACGTTGCCGGCTACTGTGCTCGAGGCGTTCTGCACGACTTTGTAAAGCCGTTGCGGATTTCCTGAGACCGTGACCTGCACGTAGTCGCCGGCGACGGCCCAGTTCGTGATGCTCGCGGTCGCACCGCGCAGGTTCAGCGTGTTCGAGCCGTTCAGGTTGTTTCCCGAAACGACCGGCGCTCCGCTCCACGGGCCTTGCGGCGAAGGCCGCAGGTAATCGCCCATCAGAAACGTTCCGTACTTGCCATAGAGCGACGCCAGAAACGAGATCCACTGCTCCGCCTGGGCGAGTGTGAGCGGTGGCAGGTCGACCTCGAGTTCGAAGCGCTGGCCTTGCCACTGTTGCTCCTGCTGGCTGTAGGTAAAAGGCGATTCGGTTTCGCCGACGACGTTGGCCATCGTCATGGAAAAATCTTGCGGACCGATGCCCGCGATCGCCGGCGCTGAGATGGGGTAGTTAATTCCCAAGAGTGGACTCGTGACTGAAATCTGCAGAACTTCCTGCGTTGACTCCACGCCGGCGACGGCCGTCGGCACGACTGCGGAGATTTCGAGAACTTCCTGCGTCGACTGCACGGCGCCGGAATTCTGCGCCGAGATCTCGAGAACTTCCTGCGTGGACTGCAGGCCCGTTGCCATCAGCTCGCCTCATAAATACTCATGGTCGCGGCGTCGGCGCCTGCAGCCAGCCAGGCTGCAGAAGTGTTCGGGTCGATCGAACTGAAAACGTCGAAGTAGGCAAAGCTCGAGGGCACGGTGACCGCGGTGCCCAGCTGGTCGGTGCTGCCGGAACGCACGCCCGCCTGGAAGGTGTGCGCGGATGCGTCGTTCTTCGCGATGCGCGAGCGGCGCACCAGGCCGTTCACTGTTCCGGTGAAGCCGGCCGCGCCCACCGCGTAGTTGTCTTCGACCATCGTGGTGGAAGAAACGTAGCTGGTGTTGTCGTCGGGTGGCACTTCGTCGACGCACTGCCAATTCGCCGAGGCTCCATTCGGAGTCCAGTTGGTGAGGGCGCCGGCGCCGGTCGGCAGCTTCGTATAGATTCGTGAGCCTTCGCCGAGAATTGCGTTCGGCGCGGATCCGCCGGCGTCGTGCGCGTGGAAGTCGTCCCAGCGCGTAGGCGTGCTCGCATTGTTGAAGTCGCCGATGCCGACCTGGTTCGCGTAAGCGTTTCCGGAGGCGCTGGTGTTCACGCTGCTCACGGTCAACACCGCGGGGCCGCCCTTCGGCGTGCTCAGGTAGACCGAGAAGCTTCCGCCAGTGCCGGTGGCGATCACCGCGATGAAGTCGATAAAGAACCAGGTGTTCAGCGTGATCAGGCCGGGCGAGGTTGCGCCCAGTAGCGTGCCTGTAAAGGCCTTGCCGCGCCACACCTGCAGCGCGCCCGCGCTGGTCACAGCCAGCGCGAGTTGAATGGTGCCGGCATCGTAAAACTGAATGTAGCCAGCTTCGCCGCCGGCCACAAAGGCCTCGAGAAAGAATGCGGTCGAAACAATCGGCGAGGCCACGTTGCTCGAGTAGTTCTTGATTTTGTAGCAGGCGCTGGGGATACGGCAGCCTTGACCGACGCAGTGCGCAGCCGCGGCGAAGCGCGCATAGGCAGTGCTGTACTGCAGCGTGCCGGAGATGGTGTCCCAGCGCTCGCCGGTGGTGGTGTAGTGGTCGAATCCGTCCCAGATTCCGGAATAGGACATTGGGGTCTTTCCTCTCTGGCCTAGTTGGGCCGCTTGTCAGAAGGGTTGGTGCGTGGCATCATCCACGGCGTCGGAGGTACTTCGTCATGATTGTGAAATTCAGCGACGTCTTCGCTATTACGGCGAAGGTTCTGGGCGCCCTAATTCTCATCGGAGTGATCGCCGCCCTCGCCATCGGAGGAGCGCTCCTCGCCATCGGAGGGTTGGGAGACATTCTTCAAAATCACAAAGGCAGCACTGTTTCCGCTTCCGCTAACACCACTGAGGTTGAGAACACCCCATCCGCGGATCAATTGACGGCCGCCACCGCCGTTCGACAGATGAAAAGCGAAATCAGCGTCTGCAAGGGTGACGTAATCTGGCCTGAGAGTGCTGACGCAAAGCGGTGCATCGGCAAGGCCGTCAGTAAATGCCGATCTACAAAATTGAGCGACGCCGCCAACCAATATCTTCTCGAGGGAAGCTGCATCCACTAACGTCCCAGACTGCGCTTGCGAATCTCTGCAACTTGAACGGCCGCGTTCATGATGAGCCGAGGCGCTGCAAAAGAAAGCGCTCTCGCGATTTTCTCTTCGACTCCGATCTCCGCTCCCTTCGCATCGATGTGAATGCCTCCCATGTTCATCGACATTCCCCCCAGCGCCTTGTTCGGAGTGATCGATGAACCGGACGGTACATTCATCAATTCAGGGCCATCCTCTCCCACCCATGAAAGGCCGCCGGCCCAGTTGTCGGTTCCCGCAGCGTTCCCTGGGATCGAGCCCGCCCCGCTATCGCTGAGATCCCCAATTACTCCGCCGCCGCCGCCGCTCGCGCTCGATGTGGCCAGCTCCGTCGCCGCAGCCTGGAGTTCGGTGGCGGCGCTGGTCAGCAGTGTGCCGGCCGAGGTCAGCGTCGTGCCCGCCGATGTGAGCGTCGCCGCGCCTCCAGCTCCGCCTTGTCCACCGAAGAGGCCACCGATGCCGAGCGATTTAACTCCGGCCGCGATTTCCTTGTTCAGCAAAAACTTCAGCGCCTGGTCAGTGAGCCCTTCGAAGTACTGGCGCCACGCGGTTTTCCCGCCGGTGATCGCCTTCACGGTTTCATCTTCGAAGCCCTGCAAGCCTTTGTTCAGAAATTCGAATGTAAACTTGCCGCCCTGGCCGGCCTCAGTCTGCAACTGCAGGAAGAAGGCCTGGAGGCCGGCGTTCACGTCGCCGGTTTTCTCGAGGAGTTTGTTGAGCTGGTCTGTCGTCTTCGCAGCTTCTTCTTTCGCTTTGGCCAGTGCCGCATTGTAGGCAACGCGATCGATCAGATTTTCTTTCACCAGTAAGTCGAGCTCTTTTTCAGTGAGCTGCAGTTTCTGCGCGGGCGTGATGATGTCGTCGTAAGCTTTCGCGGCCAGCTTCAATTGCGCTGTCTGGTCGGCGGAGAACACCGAGAACTGCGCGCCGGTTGTGCCGCCTGCGGCCTTGTCAAACTGCGCGCCAGTGCTCGAAGGCGGCAGTGACGGCGGCGTGACTGGAAGGGAAAGCTTTGTGGGCAGATCTTTCTGTGCGGCCAGCACGTCGGCGTCTGCTTTGGCCTTCGCCAGTATCCTGTCGAGATTCGACTCGTAATCGCTGAGATGCTTCGCCGCCGCGGCGAGCGACAACTCGGTGTTCGCGGTCTTGCCCATTTCGAAGAAGTCGGCCTGCGCCTTCACCTTCATCGTGTCGATCTCGATCGTCAGCTTCTTGATCGGGTCAGCGACCGGATCGAGCTTCTTCATCGAGTCGGCAATGTCTTTGTAGAACTCAGCCAGGGCCTTCGCGGCTTCGGCCTGAGTTTTCAGCGCCTCTTGGTTGCGGACGCCCTGCTGGGTGTAGTTCTGCACATCCTGGAGTCGCTGCAGACCTTCGGCATATTGGTTAAGCGCTTTCGAGGTGTCGTCGAATCCCGAACCAGGCTCATACCACTTGTGATCGCTCGCGGTCTTCGCGAACTTCGTCGCTTCGTCATTCGCTCGATGGATCTCATCCGCGAGCATTTTAGAAGCGTGCGCCGTGCCATCGATCGAATCTTTCAGCGCGGCGACGTTGTACTTAGAAATCAGTTCCGAGAAATTGCTGCTGATCTGCTGCAGGTTCAGCGTGCTCTGGAACGAGCTGACCTTCTGAACGAAAGTCCCAATGGCGGCCAGAGATCCGTTCAGGACTCCGGCTGCGTCACGCGAGGCCTGAGCCTGTTTCTGTTCAGCTTCAGCGAGACGGTCGACGGCAGCAGTTGCCGCGGTGATCGCTTTGTCTTTCGTCGCATAGGCTGACATCTCCTGCTCGAAAACAGAGCTGACGCTCTCGGTGGCAACCTTCAGCGCCTCTTGCGCCTTCTGTGCTTTCTCGATCGACTTCGCAATCTTGTCGAAGAACTCAAAGCCAGCCACGGCGAGCGCGCCGACGACGCCGGCGCCCAGAATCGACTGCAGGCCGGTCGCCAGGGCAGGGAACTCCTGCGTCAGGATTCGGGTGAGCGGCCGGCTGAGGTGAATGCCGAGCGCTTCATCGATGAGGCGCAGAGACTCCGCGCCTTCGCGCGAGCTGCGCTTCATCGACGCCGACATGCCGAGCGTCTGCTCGTTCACCAGGCGGAAAGCTTCGGGCGCGCCCTTCTCGAGCGCGCTGAGGTCGTAGCCCAGACCGACGAGAATCGTTGCGAGGTTAGTGGCCATGATGAAAAAGAACTTTTGCGAGAACCCACGCCAGCGCGGGCACGGCCGCGATGCTGCCGTAGAAAGTGCCGGTGAGGAATCCCTGAACGAACGCGGGTACTTTCGAATTCATGAGATCAGTTGGTCGATGCGATCGAGCGCTTCGCGCGTGCGCTCAGTGAGAACTTCGACAGCTTCATCGGCCGAAGCATCGAAGGCCGGCTTCAGCCAGGGATGCGGTGGCACGTCGTGCGATCCGAATTCCACCTCGACTCCGTTGCGGCGCCGCTGCTTCGCGCTGCCATAGCGTGATCGCCACGAATAGCCGGCCTTGCCGTGGCCGAGTTCCACGAACTTCGCGTAGATGCCGGGCGACGTCGTGGTGTCCTGCTGGCCGGCGTAGCGGCCGCGTTTGCGCGTCTTCACGCCCGGGCCCGGGTAGCCCGGGCCGACCACCACGCGGCTCTTTCGCAGATCGCTCGAGACCTGGACCTGGACGATGATGTCTTCCTCCAGGTCGCCGGTCCGGCGATGTTCCGCGGCGTTGGCTTCGGCCGCGGCCTGAATCACTTCGCCGGCTTCCTGCAGTCCGTCTCTCGCCACCTCGCGGCTCAGGACGAGCGGCACCTGGTCCAGCCGGCGCAGCAGCGTCTCGAGCCCTGAAATCTGCGTTACTGTGATTCCGTCCGCCATTGCTCGTCTACGAGGCAAAACAGGGCCGTTTCCTGCCCCGTACAGCCCCGATCGCCCTATTCGAAGGCCTCCAGGGCCATCCCGTCGTCGGCCGCCTCTGCGCGGTCCCGTTCTGTTGACTCTGTTGGTTCGGCTTCCACGAAGGCCGTCAGTTCCGAGTCGGCGACCAGGCCGCCCAGGGCTTCGTCGTGCCTGGCGCCGACGTAGAGCTCCATGTCCGAGTTCAGAATGCGGACCCTGGCGCCTTCGCCGTCGAGATCGAGGATCTCGCACAGCAGCAGGCCCAGCTTGCCCTGGCGCAGCTCCTGGCCGTTGATGTCGAGCATCGGGAAAAACTAGACGGCCGCGGCGACGCCTTCGAGCTGTTCCGGCTCCGCCCACAGCGATGCCTTGATGCGGCCCTTCAGCGGGCCGGGCGCGCTGGGATTTTCGCGGCCGAAGGCTTCGACGGCTTCGAGGTTCACCAGTGGCGAGCGGATGCCTCCGATTTTGTTTACGCGGAAATCGAGCGAGAGGGAATCGCCGACCTTCGGATCCTTCAGGCTGAGCTGGCTCGGCTTCGCCCACAGCGCGGTTTTGGTGCGCCCTTTCAGTTCTCCGGGCACCTGCGGATTTTCGTGGCCGTAGGCCTTGACGGTTTCAAGCTGCACCAGGTCGGCGGTCACCGCGATCACGCGGAAGGGAAGCGACACGGTGCCGCCGACTGCGAGAGGTTTTTCGTTGCTCATTTGGGAATTCTCCTAGGTTGCGATATTGCTGAAGCTGGACTCCAGCTGTTTTTTAAACACGACCATCTCTTGCGGGTCAACGTCGAAAGTTTCGCCGGCCTCGAGCGCTTCGACAAACGCGAGCATCTCGTCGCGATCGTTCTTCGCGCCTGGCATGAAGTCCGCCGGCTTCCACGGGTCGTCGTCCGGGTCGCGATGAATGTTCGCCAGCACCGAGCAGATCATGGCGGCCGGCGCGAACTGTTCACGCCACTGGTTCTGTTCCTCTTCGAGCAGCAGGTTCAGCTCGCGCGGCGAGCACGTCAGGAATTCTGCAGGCTCAAATCCGTAACGGAGTCTGGCGTGAGCCCAGAGTCGTTCGAGGTCAGGAGGGTCGGCCGGTTTTCCTCCGCCGGCTCGCCCGGCGGTGCCACGTTTTTTTCCGTCGCCGGCTTCGCCTTCGGAAACCAGGCCGTGAGCGCCGTAAACATTTTCTCGTTGATCGCTCGCGTGTAAGAGCAGAGGCCGATCTTTTCCTCGAGTTCTTCCAGGGTGAAGGGTGAGAGCCAGGTCTTTCCGTCCGGCTGCTTCACATGCATGCCGCACCATAGGCAAGCCAGCCAGCGCTCAGGGTCGATATTCAAATCGATCTTGCGCCAGCTTTCAAATAGAAAGAGACTTTCACCGAGCAGCGCATCCTCTGCTCGAAAGCCGATGCACAGCAGTGCGTCCTGGTCGCCCAGGCGAATCAGCGACGCGCCGCTGTGGCTGGATTTCCGGACTCCACAAATACAGCGCGGATCCGGATCTTCCGGCCGCGGCCGGCTGCGTTCGATGCGGGCCGTCTCGCGCTGGTAGGCGATGACGGCACGCATCGGATAGGAGAGCGCCACCACGCGCCCTGCGATCGTGGCTTCGACTGGAGCTGGTGCGAGTAGTTCTTCCGTCACTGAGCGCTCCATTACGACCAGGTCACGGTGACCGGGCCGGAGATCTTCACCGAGCCTTTGCCCGTGATGGCCTTGTCGAAGGTCACATCGATATCGAAGCTGGCCGAGTAGCCCTGGAAGATCAGCGTCGAGCCGTCGGTGGTGGTGAGGCGCCAGTATTGTAACGAAGACGACGGGCTTGCCTGCAGGCCGGTCAGCAGCCCTTCCGTTGTCGGATCCGCCGGGTTGACGACGAAATCGAAGGTGCAGGTGTCGGCCTCGACCATCGTCTTGATGATTTCCTGGTAGACGGCGCCGCCGCCGATGGCTGGACTGTCGAGGTTGGTGATGTCGTCGGTTTTGATTTTGCCGGCCGACAGCTTCACGTTCTTGCACTGCGCGACGTTCGTGTAGCTCGATCCGGAGGTTCCTCCGTTGGCGAGTTTCGAACCGAAGCCAGGAAAGGCAATGGTTGACATGGTGGTTCTCCTTTGAAGTTTTGTTTAGGCGTTGCCGGCAGGACCGCTGAGTGCGCCCGAGACGCGGACCTTCGCGCTGAATGCGATCGCTTTATCGAACTTCACATCCCACGGCACGTACTCGGAAACGAAGCCGAAAAAGTTGTATTGCGTTCCGTCGCTCAGAATCACCTGGCAGGGAACAGTCGCCAGCGAACCGTGGGCAGCGCCCAGCTGCAGGATCTGGCCGTTCGCCGGATCGAGCACTCCGTCCATCTCGATCTCGCCGGAGGAGATGCGCGTCGGAATCGGCCGGTCGAAATTGTCCGGCGTGAGCACGTTGGTCTGGTCCTGCACCGTCGCCTTCGAGCCCGAGACCTTGAAGCTGCGCAGCTGCGCGACCTCGAGCATCGCGGCGCCGGAAAGCTGCATGTAAAATTTCGAGCCGTAGCCAGGTTGTGCTTTTGTGGTCACGAGGCTTCGGTGTAGAAGGCCTGCAGGCGCACCAGCGCGCGATAGAGTCTTCCGTCCGGACCGGCGCCTTCTTCAAACGGCATATCCCGATCGGCGGTGACGTTTACAAATTGAATCGTGGTTCCGTCCGGCAGTATGCCGGCGTTGAACGTTTCCACCAGATAAGTTTTCGCCGCCCTGGTAAGTGCGGTCGCCGCTTCTTGCGTGTCTGCATAGCCGTCGAGCTGGATCTCGCCATCGATCAAATCGCTGATGCCGTCGAGCGTTGCTTCGGCCGGCGGCGCGCCGACGCGGTTGAGCACCAGGTGCGGCCGCGGTGGCTGCTTCACCGCGCTGTTAATAAAAATGCTCAGGGCCGGCGGCGACGCCAGGTTCTGCGTCACCGCGGGCGCGAGCAGCAGCTGCGCGTAGATGCCGGGCAGGATCATCAGTTGACCGGCGTGCAGACCGCCGGCGCCCCACCGAACTCATACGCGCCAATGTCCCAGGCCCCAGAAGATGGCCGCGGATTTGTCGCTGCTCGCCCCACTCCCGTGATGGTGTGGTTGGAGACGTTGTAGGTCACGCCATAGGACGTGTCTTGCATGCAGGCTGCTTGCGCGTTGGCGTTGACTGTGGCGTTCGAGGTCGCTCCGCTGCCGATCGTCGTGCAGAGCGAGGCTTCGTTCGTGCCCGCGCCCACGGTGGAACCGGTGCCCAGAGTCGGAATGAAAGAGTACGTCGCTCCCGTCAGCGAATAGCCTTGAGAATTCGCCGCGGCCTTCGATTGCGGCAGATTGGTTTTGAAGTTGTTTGTGCCTGCCGTTGGCGCGATCCAGCTGTTGCCCGTGGTGGTCGTGATGCAGTGGGTGTTGATCCAGTTCGCGGTGTTAAGACTGCCGCTGCTCCGGCCGCAATTTCCGCCGGGTGTGCCCGAGTCCACTCCGCCCTCGGCGGTGTTATTGACCCAAAAGGTTACATTCGATGAGCCGTTGTTGCCTTCGTACATTTGCATCATGTTCCCGCCGTCCATGTCCGGCAGTACGTTGTTGAAGGCGTAGCTGGTCAGCGAGTTCGGCCCCATCTGGAAGTCGACCACTCCCACGTTGCGGCCGTGCTGGACGACGTTGCCGTAGAGCACCATCGCCGAGCCGCTCTCGCCATTCGACTCGAACATGTTTTCGTGATCGGTGCCGTTGTCGGGAGACAGGACCTGCCACTCGATGACGTTGTTGTGGAAGTCGATCGGGTTATTGAGAACCACGCTGCTCCCGCCGAAGTAGCCGATGTAGTTCATAAAAATCTGCCGCGGGCCGTACTGGATCGCGGTGAAGGTGCATGGCCCTGGCGGCGTGCAGGTGTCGGAATTGTCGAGAACGTTGTGGTGCAGGGTTGAGGTGTTGTCGTCTCCCGAGGAAGGCCAGCCGATATATTGCGGAGTGTGGCTTCCGTCGTGCGCGCTGTTCGAGCCGTGAAAATAATTTTCGTAGAGGTGGTCGTCAGAGTTTCCTGTGCCGGCGCGATTGATCGCGTAAACGTTGGCGATGGTGGCTGCAGACTGATTGTTGAAAATGCCCGTCCACTCCAGGTTGTCGATATCGACGAACGTGGCGCTCAGTGCCATCTGCGCCGAGCAAGTCCCACTGCAGGAAATGATCGGCCGAGTCCACGATGCCCCAGTGAACCAGGCCGGGTCGTAGCCGAGATAGATCGGGTGACCGCTGGCGCCGCTGTGACTCCACGTCCACAGCGCCGTGGTCGAGTCCCACGTCACTCCGCCCTTGAAAATGAAACCGGTGCCAGTGGAGATCGAAGCCGACGAACAATTATTGGCGCAGCCGGCCATGCCTGGTGCGTGCTTCCACGCTGCGCCTTCGCTGGTCCCTGCGTTCGTGTCTGCTCCGCCGACAAAGTCGATGAAGTAGCAGCCGTTGTTGATGCCGATTCCCGCGAGCGTGCTGGCGCTGGTTGCCCCATAGACCGGCTCCATACGACCTGAGTCCGATGGGCAGGTGCCGCCCGCAGCGAAAGCGGAGAGCGGGGCGAGTGCGCCCAGCAGAATGAGTGCTAGATTTCTCAGGATCATTGAACGTAGGTGAGCCATCCGACGACGGTCGGAGTCGTGCCGGTGAGGATGTAGCAGAGCGCGTCGCCGACCGGAACGACCGGCCCTGGCGAGGTCCACATGATGCCGGGCGCCGCGGTCGTCAGAGCAACCGGCTGCGTGAGAATTGTCGTTCCCGTCGCGCAGTTGGTGCCGGTGCCATATTCGAATTCGATCGTCGGCGTGGTTCCACCGCCCTGCAGATAAGCGCCGCAGATGTAAATCTTTTTTCCGGCCGCGAGCGCGATCAGCTGCGTCAGGGTCGAGCCTGAAAGGTTGAGCGGCGTAGAGGCAAAGCTCGAGTTGTTGCTGGTGCAGCCGTTGGTGGTCGTGCGAAACGCGACGTAGAGATTGCCGGAACCGTCGGACTGCAGCGGCAGAGTTTGCCCGTTCGAAGGTGAAGGCGCAGCGGTGTTGGAAATGGTGCCGACGATCTTCGTGTCGGAGGGCGCCGTTCCTGGCACCGTTCCCACCATGTCGTCAGCTTCGCTCGAGTCGTTCGAGACAGTGACACGCGCCACGCCGTTGCCACTCGCTCCTGTGCCGGTCGCGACAGCGTTGCCGCCGACGTTCTTCACGTTTTGATCGAGGACTCCAGCGGTACCGAATGCCGTGCCGTCAGCTCCGAGCAGGTTCACATCCAATCCAAACTTCGACGTATAGGTCGACGAATTCGAGGTGAGCGCGTTGCCGGCTCCATCTTGAGTGCGCGTGCTCCACGTGCCACTCTGCGTCACCGCGGGAATATTGGTGATGAAAGCGTTGACGCCGGGCACCAGCACGGCGCCGGGAGAAGTTCCATAGTTCGCCATCGCGCCCAGCGTTCCGCCTCCCCATGTGGTGATCGCGCTCGAACCGCTGCAGCCGGTCTTGCAGTCGACGTTCACGTAGCCGGATCCGTCGACGGGCGAAACAATCGTCACGCTCGATCCGCCGCCGCTCGATGGATTCTGCGTGTAGCCGAGCAGCACAAACGTCACTGATCCGCTGCCGGTTATCGAGTAAGTCAGCTGCGCGCGCACGTTCTGTGTCGCGCTGGTAGTCGTATAGACGCCGGTCGATGTGCAGGTCTGCGAGCTGACGATCGAGCCGGTCGAGAATGATCCGCCTGGGATAGCCCCACCATCGACGGTGACGCTGCAGGCAGAGACCGTTCCGTTCACGACCCACTGCACCATGTAGTACTGCAGGCCGCTGACGGTGAAATTGTTCATCGAGCCGCTGCCGGCGGTGACGGAAGGCCATGCCAGCCCGAGCTGGAAGGGTTCGCCGGAAACCAGCGAGAGCGGAGTGCCTTGCTGTGCCTGTCCTGGGACGAGGCAGAGCGCGAGAAACAGCAGCAGTCCGATCGGCAAAAATAAACGATTGTTCTTCATGAGATAAATGTCTCCTATGACGCGCTGCCCGCGTTTTGATTGATCTCGAAGGCCATGATGCGCAGCTCGACGCGGCGTTCGTCGGGATCTTCGATGGCCACGATTTGAAAAGTTCGCAAGGTGCCGAAGTCGTACATGCCGATCGTCATGCTCTCGAGCACGCCCGGCTGATAGGGCACGGTGACCAGGTGACTGACGCGCTGCCCGATCTGCTGGGCCTTGTCGAGCTCCTGGCCGCTGAGCGCGCGCACCGATGCCCAGGAGTTGCCATAAGCGCTTGCCTGGACTCCGGCCGTGGGATTCGCTGGATTGTTAAACGTGATCCAGCGATCCATTGCGCCGCGGCTGGTGTACTGCCCAGGCCCAGGCGGCCGCCCACTCAGTCTTGGCAGCGGCATCTAGTTGAATTGCACGATCGCGAACTTCACTGCGGCGTTGCTGCAGGTCATGCTCACCGTCGATCCCGAAACCCAGCCAGTCTGGTACTTCATTTCGACGGCTGCGATCACGCCAGCGGCGACGGAATAGCTGGTCAGGGATGTGTCGCTTCGGCCGAGCTGGTCGGCGACGCTCGTGATGGTGATGGTATAGGTGCTGCCGCCGGTGTTGTTGATCAGCACGATCTCGCGGCCGGTCGATGCGAAAGAGTTTCCGTTGACCGTGTCGCACGCCGTGAAGGTGAGCGTGAGCTGGCCGGCAGAGACGGCGACGTTGTTGATAATCAGCTGTTGCGTGGTCAGCGCAGTCGGAGTCGCGAATGCGGCCGTGACGAACATCAGCACGATCGCGACGGCAGCGGTGAATTTACGGAACGGCGAGTGAGTGAATTTCATTGGGTGAGTTTCTCCTGTTCGGTTTTAGCCCGCGGTGGAGGCGAGGATATTGATCTTCCAGCGATAGAGCATTCGCTCGAGCGCGGGATTCTTGGAAATGGAACCGGCAAATGACAGTTCGCGGTTGAAGAAGGCGTCTGAAATCAGCAGCAGCATCGCCTGGCGCAGCGCCGCCGGCGCTGCAGTTCCGTCATTACCGTAGCCGGCCACGAAGTGAATCTCGACCGCGTTCGGAACGTAGAGAACCGGCGGCCAGGTCTGGCCGGCGAGCGGAAAGATCCGCGGTGGGCAGCTGACTGCGTCATAGATGAAGTCTCCGGGCGGAGCGAGATCGCCATTCGTCCAGGTCAGCGCGTTGTCGGTGGTCGTGCCGTCGACGATCAGATTCCAGGTGGGAACCGCCGGGCCTGAGCTGCACGTACCATCTTCGTTGGCGAGTTGCTCATTCACGGCCGTCACCGTCTGCAGGTTGCCGTTCGCGTCCTGGATCTCGTCGCCGATTTCGTAATTGCTCGAGGCCTTCCAGGGAAGCGGCGCCGTTGGCACCAGAGAAAGTTTTTCGCCTGTCGCCGAATCCATGTAGTCGATGGAGGTGACCGAGCGCAGCGGCGCCCGCAGCAGCTTGATCATCTGCGAATAGTTCCACAGCGTGGTCGAGTACCGCGGCAGCGAGTAATAGCTGGGCGGAAAGGCTTTCTGGCTGGTGACGGTGTCGATGTAATAGGGGAACGAATCGAACACCTGCAGATAGCCCTTGTTCACGATGGAGCGCGAGGTGTAGCCCTCGACTTCTTCGCGCGCGCCCTGAATCAGGAAGTTGATCAGGCCGTCGTCGGCCGTGACGCCAGGTGGCACCTTCAGGTAATTCTTGACGAAGGCGAGGCTCAGCGGTTCCGCCGCGGGCGCGATTTCTTCAACGATGTACATGAGTTAGGGAATGACGGTGGTGACTTCGTTCGAGTACGGGCTTTGCTGCTCGCCGACCTGCGCGGTGACCACGTAGTAGTACTGGCCGCCCGTCACCGAGAGGTCCTGGAAGGTCTGCGCGTTGCCATCGAGCGTCTGGATGGCCGTGTAAGGGCCGCCACTGACCGGGCCTCGATAAACAATCTGCGAGGTCACTCCCACCGTCGGCGACTTGCGCCAGATCAGCGTTGCGGCGCCTGAGGTGCCGAGCACGCTCAGGAATGTGGGCGAAGAGATCCCGCTGGCCGAGGTGGTCTGCACCTGGTTGGAATATCCGCCTTCGGCCGAAGAGCTGAAGGCGTCGACCACATAAAAGTACGTCTGCGCCGCGATGACGCTGCAGTCGGTGTAGGTTTCGCTCGTCGCCGGCAGCGGCGTCAGCAGCGTTCCGAGGAACTGGCCGCCGGTCTGCGAGCGATAAAGATTCTGGCCGATGGCGATGGTGCTGGGCGAAACGCGCCACACCAGAACCGAGCACCCAGCCTCTTGTGTCACGCGCAGCCAGATCGGCGGCGAGGGCAGCTTGCTGCCCAGTCGATTGATCGCGTCGGATGTGACCAGCGCGTCGACCAGAAATATCTGGTAGCCGGTCGGTGTGACGGCCGCAGCGGCGTCGTTCGTGGCGAGGATCTCGAAAAAGCTGCGCGCGCCGGTGAATTGCCGCGCGATCGCATCGCTGGTGACGACGCTGTCGTTCAGGGTCAGCACGTTTCCCAGGCCGCCGGCTGAAAGGAAATCGGAGGCGCTCAGGCTCTCGCCGGCGGCGCGCAGCCCGGTGTACTGGCGCGTGAGCGAATCGATCGTGGTCAGAATTTCAGGAAGCGACACGTGATGTGGGGAGACCGTGACCAGGACGTCACTGGTGCTCACGCTATCGGCGAGGGCGAGTGAGCCCACGTAAGTTCGCGCCAGCGTGTCGCTGGTCGTTAGCGTTTCTGTCAGCGCTTGCGCGTGAGTGAAGTGGCGCGCGATCGCATCGCTGACCGTCAAACTTTCGGTAAAGGACTGCGCATGCTTCGCGTTCACGCTCAGCGCGTCGCTGGTGATCACGCTGTCGGCCAGGGCGCCGCTGCCGAGCGAAGCGAATTGCCGGACCAGCGCGTCGACTACGGCTAACGATTCGGCCAGAGTTCGCGTGTGCGGCGAGACCGACGTCAGCGTATCGACCGTGCTCAGCGCTTCAGCCAGAGACTTCGCGCCGGCATATTTCCGCGCGAGCGCGTCGCTGGTGGTCAGGCTCTCGCTCAGCGCCTGCGCGTGAGTGAACTGGCGCGCGATCGCATCGCTGATGGTCATACTCTCGGTCAGACCAAAATTAGGGATGAAGTCCACGCTGACCGCATCGCTCGTCACCAGGCTGTCATTCGGGTTGCGCAGTCCGGCGAACTGCCGCGTCAGCGTGTCGCTGGTGGTCAGAGTCTCGAGGCGAAAGCGCGAGCCGGCATAGACGCGGACCAGTGTGTCGCTCGTCGTTAGCGTCTCGCTGAGAGATCTAGATGCAATCACCTGTTTACCCAGGGCGTCGCTGGTGGCCAGGCTTTCATTCAGACTCGGAGTGTGATCGATGAAGTTTGCCACCAGCGCGGCGCTGGTCGACAACGTCTCGCCCAAAGTCGCGAAGGCCGCGAACTGACGCACCAGCGCATCACTGATGGTCAGCGTCTGGGAAATGGTCAGGAAGCCATTGTGCTGGTGCGCGAGCGCGTCCGTGGTGGTGAGAGTTTCCGTCATTTGCCGGTGGTACTGAGATTTCGTGACCAGCGCGTCGGTCGTCGGCTCGCTCTCGGTTAAGTTGGCCGCCAGCGCGCTCTGTCGCATCGCCGTGATGTTCGACACGTAAGAGGCCGCATAGGCCGCGCACGGCAGGTAGTTGGGATCGAACGCGCAGAGCCAATCCTGGTTATAGAGCTCGATGTGCGTCGTGCCGACCTGCTGCATCAACGGCAGAATGTTCGTCAGTGATCCGGTCTGGCTCTGCTGAGATCCTGCGGTGCACTGGGTTTCGTCTCCGAGCGTCGTTTCCTGTGGACAGCTGGCGGCCAGGGTCTGAAATTCGTGCACGCCGGTAGTCGGGAAGTGGTGGAACAGATAGCACATGTTCCCAGCGCAGTAATTTCCCGAGGTCGCCGCGGTGCCACCATCGGCGAATCCGAAAGTGTTGAAGGCGATGGTGTCGTTTTGCGTCAGCCCCTGGCTGCCGAATCCGCCCTTGTTGCCTCCGCCCCAGAATCCTTCGGCGTCGGTCGCTTCCGCATCGGCCCAGTCATAGCCGATCACGCAGGATGAGTTCACCGGCACGCAGGTTCCGTCGTTGCCCGCCATCAGCGGATAGGTCGTCGTCTGGGCGCCCATCGTCGAGAACTCGTGAGCGTAGAGCGCCCCAGCATAGTTCGTGATGGTGGTTTTGATTTGCGCCGTCGTCTTTGCGAAAAATGTTTTGAAGAGGCTGATGCAGTGCGGGAAAACTTCGCCGCCCTGGAAGACGCCTATGCGCTGATAGGAAACGCGGTTGGCCCACGACTGCGCTGCGATGTAGGCGATCGCCTGATCCTGAAAGGCTTCCCACGCGGTGCTGTAGGGAACTGACGGAGTCCATGGATAGCCGGTCGTGTCGGTGTTGGTGTCGGAGGTCGCGACATAGACTGTGTCGGTTCCGACCGCGCCGTCGCCGGGATAAGTTGCACCTTCGCCAGCGCTCGAGCAAAAGCCGACCGGCATCACCGTGGTCGACAGGGAAGTGGCGTAAGTCTTCGAGAACACATAGCACGGCGTGTGCGTGTTCGGCCCTGGTCCGGCACTGATCCCTGAGAAAATAATTCCGACCGTCGCCGTCGCCGGAAAATTCGAGTCGTTCAGAATGTTCGTGATGGTCGTGCCCAGCGACGAGAAGTTGTAGGCCAAGTGGGCTGTGCATCCTGAGTTGCTCGTCTCGAGGTCGGTCCAGTTGAAGATGAGCGTCACGCCGTCGAGCTGGCCGCTTCCATAGACGTAGAGGCTCACGTCGTCCTGGCATTGCTTGATGTTCGTCGTGCCCTGCTCTGTGAATGTGACGCTGCCCCATGTCGTCGTCGATCCGGATCCGGTGTTGAACGTTGGCTGAGATCCCGATGCTGTCGTGCCGGCGGTGGTCGCTTTGTAGAAATGGCCGTTCGTCGGACTCGGCACTACCCAGCCCTTGAGCGGATAGTGCGTGCTGGCCGCGACCGTCGGCGCCGTGACGCCGCAGTTCACCTGCGACGTCGGCGGACCGAAGTCGAGCGCCTGAATATGCCCACTGCCGCCCGGCGTCTGAGCAGCCGCCGCGCAGCAGAGCAGCGCGAAAATGAGCGCGAGTCGACGCACGCGGAATTAAATGCTGATCGTCCACGTGATGGTGAGAGTGTCGGTGTTGGCCAGGTTCACCTGCGTGAACTGCGCTTCGAAGACCATCGTCCCAGAGCTCGAGGCGTTGAACATGCCGGCCTTCTGCACCGACTGCGAAGCGGTCGCTGTCCAGGTGTGCGCCACCGTCCAGGTCGCGGTGCCGTTGGTATGGGCGTAGGTTCCCTGGGCGCGCGCGCAGCCGTTGGTGGTGATTTCGCTGGGCAGCGTACAAGCCGAGGAACCGGCCGCACAGTCGCCGGCCGCGGGCGCAGTGGCGTCGTTGGTCAGGGCGATGTAGTTCACTGTCGCCGGAGGCGCGGAGGTGTTGCCCATCGCGCTGGCTTGCCAGTCGGCTCCGCCAGTCGTGCGCAGATTGTGAAGCTCAGTGTCATAAAAAATCGTTCCGTCGGCGTGACGGCCGACGATGTGAACGTTCACCTCTCGGGTCAGGTGAACCTCAGAGGTCTGCGCGACGGCACTGGTCGCGAACAGAACAGCAGCGAGCAATCCGAATAGTTTTTTCTTCATCTGTTGTTTCATGGGAGTGAATTTCCTTTTCTCAATTTGGAGTTAGCTGCGAGCAAAGCGGGATTTCTTCGGAGAGCTGGACTGCGCGGGCGCGACCGCGCGCTCGCCGGCGGCCGCGAGGCTCATGTTCTCCACGGAGCGGAGCTTTACTTCTTCCGCGGTGCCACCGAGGATCATGGCGCGCGCCACTGCCGGCACCATTTCGGTGACCTGGCCGGTGGCCTTGATGCGAATGCGCATCATTTGCATGGGTGAATTCCTTTCGGCAAAACCCACCGAGAGCCGCGCGAGGGGTTTCTCGCGGATTTGGTTCCGGCGCGGCTCTCAGTGCCTGGGAGAAACTGCCTAGCTGATGGTGACGCCGGATGACTGAACCGGCAGCCACTTGCCGTTGCGGGCGACCAGGGTGATGAAGCTGCCCTGGGTGCCGTTGAAGGTGGCCAGGTGATGCGCCGGCGTGATCACGTTCGCTGCCGCGGTCACGGTGTGAGCGTGGCCGCTGTTGTCGATGATCGTGATCTCGAGTCCATCGTTTCCTCCGGCCGACGGTGCGCCCGCCACTGGAGTTGCCAGTGTGGTGGCATCGACGCCCGCGGTTTCGATGAAGCTGGTTCCGCAGATCGGGGTGCTTGTCGCCGCCGCCAGCCCTGGGGGAAGATTCAGGACGCCGCCGCCGCCGGTGATGACGTCGGTGGTTCCGGTGAGCACTTCAAATTGGAACGGCAGGTTGCTGCTCTGGCCGACGAGGGTGTCGTAGTCCGGAGAGCCGGTGGCGACCATCGGACCGGGCGATTGCGCCGTGATCGTGGTGCCAAAGAGTGCGCCTGCGGCCGCCAGCGCGGCGATGATGCCGAGCAGGTGACTGCCGCTGACGAGAAACAATGCGATGAACATTGGGATTCTCCTGAAAATGGATTCGGTCGAGAGGTGCGACTGCCGCGGCGCGCGGCCGCGGCAGTCTGGGTTCACTAGCTGGCTGCCTGTTGCAGATAGCAGACCGGGTGCGTGCCGGCGTCGAGCAGCTGGCCGTCCGCGCGGCTGAAGCCGATCAGGGCCAGCTGGCCGTAGTCGGCGAAGCGCTCGCGCAGCGTGATGATGCCCAGCTCTTTCACTCGACGGATGACGTACTTGTCGAGCTGGCCGAAGAGCACCGTGTTCTGGTTGGCCGCGGCGACCGACGGAACGGCCGTCATGTCGTTGTTAATGTGGAACGGATAGTCGTTGATCCGGTCAGGCTCGCCGGAGGCGACACTCGGCTTCCACAGCGGACGGCCGTACTTGTCGAGCAGCACCTTGATCCGGCGCAGCGTCTGGTCGTGGAACATATACGCAGCGCCTGGCCGGTAGAGCGGATCCACGGTGTGCTCGAGGTTGTCGAGATCCTGCGAACCGATCGACGTGCCGCCGGTTTCTGCTCCGCCGTCGTTGGTGGCAGCGCCGCTCGCGATCAGCGGGATGCCGTAGCCGTTGGAGTAGCCGGTCTGCACCGCAGACCACGGAGTCGTCGACGGCGTGCCGCAAGCGGCAATTACCGCGGTGACGATTCCGTTGGGAGCGTTGGTGCCGGTGCCCACGGTGAACTGGTTGTTGTAGATTCGACCGATGCGGATGGCCAGCTTCTTTTTGAGATAGCTTTCCATGTCGAAGGCCGAGTCCTGCATCAGTTCGAGCGAGATTTTCACCAGCTTGCTCGAGAACTTCCAAGCGTTGAAGAGCACCTGGCCGATCACGACGTCCTTGTCGCTGACCTGCTGGTTTTCGCCGACGAGCTCGCCCATGACGGTCGTGTCGTTGTCGGTCGGGTAGGGCAGGGGCTGGCCGGTGGCCGTGTCCATGATTTCGGACGTGAGCAGCATCGGGCCGTAGTACTTCAGGGCTTCTTCGACGTCATAGACAAAACCCTTGGGCACGAAGTAGCCGCCCAGAGAGAGGCTGCCGATGCCCATGTCGCGTTTTTCCTTCTCGGTGAACTCGGGACCGCCCACCAGGAAGCCGCGGAATTCTTCGTGACGGCCGAAGACGATCTCGCGATCTTTCGGGTCGCAGCGGTTGGTGTCGCCCAGGCCGAAGGCGACCAGGTAGTTCTTCCAAGCGCGGAAGTAGCGCTCGTTCAGTCCTTCGATGGTCTGCCGGACGTCGGAGTGCACGCTCTCGAGCGCCAGGTTGCGGAACTCCAGCTGACCGCCGCGCCGCGTGACCTGGGTTCCATGACGGCGCAGTGCGGCGTCATAGATCTGGATGTGGGTGGAGCGATCGGCGCCGGCTCCGTTGTTCAGCGGATCTTCAGGCAGGCGTCCAGCTCCGCCACGCTGTTCGGCAGCGAGCCGATCGGCGCGAGCTTCGCGCTCGTTGTTGGCGATGATCTCGTCGCGTTCCTGCACCAGCACGTCGACTTCATCCATCGCGGTGCTGAAAGCGGCTCGAGCCTCGGTCACCTGTACGGCCGGGGTCTTTTTGTCGGCGATCTTGCGGCGATACTCCGTCACCTGCTCGTTGATCTGAGCGATTTTCTCGCGGAGCTCGCGAAGGCGTGGGTTCATGGTGTTTTGTCCTTGGTATGAAATTCGGCTCGCCCACGGGCGCCGCCCGCAGGTTGCACGTTGCTGGAGATCGCGCTTCGGCTGTCACGCCGAGCCGCATTCGGCGCGCGCTCTCCGTTGGGAACTTGTGTTTTAGGCTGTTGGCTTCAGGCCGGCACGGCGCAGCCGCGCGTCGACGTCGTCGAGCGCCGCGGTGCGATCTTCCTCGCCGGTTTCCTGGCCGGCGTTAGCGGCGCGCGAATCCATGCAGCGGCAGTTCTTCTCATCGCCGCAGTCGACCATGTGATCGGCGCACTTCGTGCAATCTTTGTCGCGAGCGCAGGCCACGCAGCGGCAGTCGCATTCGGGATCCGCTTTTTTGCCTCGCTCGATTGTGCTGCGAACTTCCGCCGGCAGCGTGTCGATGGCCAGCACCTGGCTGCGCATTTCAGCGCGCGCGCTCACGTCGGTGCCGGTATAGGCCGGATAGGTCACTGGACTGGCGTCGAACAGATCGACGTCTTCGATCTCGCGCGTCGAGACCGTCACGCCATCTTTCTTTTCCTCGCGCCAGGTCTGGGCGGTCACATTGAAGGCGAAGCTTGATCCGGAAATGTCGCCGCGCTTCACCAGCGTGACTACATCGCGGCCGAGCTGAGTATCCGGCGGCGTGCAGTCGTAATAAAGGCCGTCATCGTCCTGCTTCAGCTTCAGCGTTCCGGACGCGGTGCGCCCGAGCACATGGTTCGGGTCATGATTCATCAAGCAGCGCACGTCCTGCTTTTCCTTCAGCGCGCGCGTGAATGCGCCCGGCTTCACGGTTTCGACGACGCGAAAGTTACCGCCGTCATAGAGCACATATTCCTGGTTGAAGACGGCCGCGTGACCTTCGATGTGGCCGTCGTCTTTTGCGCGGAGGTCCGCGTTCTTCAAAAATCGGCGTTCGATCATGATTGCACCTCGGTTTCTTGTTTTGCCGCGGATGTCGCGGCCGAGCGATAGGCTTCGATCGCGATTGCTTTCACTGCCCGCCCCAGCTCGCGATCGCAGATTGCATCGGCGCTGCCGTTCGCGGTCGACCAGGATTCGTTCTGCGCCCGGTGATGCATGGTTTCCAGGTAGCCTGAGAGGAAGCGCGAGGCTTCGAAGCCGTCAGGATTCGCGGCCGTGCCAAGGAGCTGCGCGGCATGCTGCTCGAGCTCCTCTCCGATGCTCACCAGAACCGGCATAAATACCTGCCGGAACGTCTTTAGATCCGCGCTCGATCGCGCGGAAATGCGCCCGAAAGCATCGCGGAAGAGCCGCGAATAGGCGCGAGAAATTCGGGTAACTAGCAGCCTGGAGCCCTTGCCCTTGGGGGCGCTAGGCTCGTCTTCATCGGCGTCCTGATCCTCGTCGTCGCCGCCGGCGCCAGGCAGCGCAGGTGTCTCGAAGAGCTGCGCGACCGGCGCCATATTGATCTGCATCCAGGTGGAGTCGGCAGCTTCAGTCGCGATCGGGTTGTCCTGCAGTCGCGCGCGCGCATCGTTTGGCGCCCACACGCCCCACTGCACCATCGCCTGGATGAACTGCCGCAGGTCCGCGGCCGCGGGAGTGACCAGCGGCCAGGTATCGAAGAACACTCCGAACTTCTTGCCGGCGTTGCGGCCGATCGTAGGGTGCGGGAAAAGTTTGCGCCGGCACTCTTGTTCCCAGCAGAGCAGATCCGGCCGCAGCGAGAAGGTGAGGAACTCCTGGCCGATCTGCTCGACATTGGCGCGGCTCGATTTCTCGGTGACGCCCACCATGTGCGGTGGAACGTTGCCCATAACGCGGCAGACTTCGGAGATCTGAAAGTTGCGCGACTCGATGAACTGGCCTTCATTCGGCTTCGTCGACGTCGGGACATAGTCCTCGCCGCCCTGCAGGACCAGCGGCCGGTTCGCGTTCTCGCCGCCCCAGGCCTCTGCCACTTCGCGCTTGAAGACCTCCAAGTCTTCCGGACTCAGCGTTCCTGGCAGCTTGAAGATCCCGTAGCCCAGAGCGCCGTTGCCAAAGAATTTGCCACCGAATTTCTCCGTCGCGAGCGCCAGTCCGATCGCGTTGCGGCCGAGCTGCACGACATCCTGGCCGATGCGGCCGTCGAGCGCCAGGCCGGGAATGTGGATCATGTCCGCCGGCAGGATGGCGCGCTCTGTGGTGTGGCCTTCGTTCACGGCCTCGTCGACGAAGACCGGCGTCATCTCCTGGCCTTCGTTGGTGGCGTAGAACAGATCGCCCGGCCGGACCAGTTCGCCTTTGACGATAAATTTCTCGGTGGCGCGACGGATCTTCATCCGTGCCGGATTGCGCGGCCAGAGCGCGACCGCGCGGTTGCCGTTGTCGCGCTGAATTTCGATGAAGCCGTTTCCCCACAGCATGCGGTGCGCCTGCACCGTTTTGCGCATGGTAAAGCTGGTCATCTCGCCGTTGGGCTCGTCGTGCACCAAGTCCCACAGATCATGGCCGTGGGCAATGATGCGATTCACGCGACCGTCGGCGTTGATCTTCTTCTCAAATATCCGCAGATCGAGCGAGCCGACGGCGCCTGCTTTCAGCTCGACACAGGCCAGCACGGTGGTGACCTGCAGCGCGATCAGCTCTGAGACGCGAATGCCGGAGTCGGTGCGCCCGCCGTTGAAAATATCGAGCAACCACTCCGCGGGAAACGATAGCGGCGTCTGTGGATTCTCGAGCGAGGTGCGGAACTCGGAGATCAGGCCCATGTGTTTTTATTTGCCGCGCAGGCCGCTGATGAAGCCGGCCGCCAGCTCGAGCGCCGGAAGAAGCAAACAGAACGTGCCGGCGGCGATCAGACCGAAACGCACCGCGTGCAGGCCGACTCCGATCGTCACCAGGCAGGCGCCGACGATATAGAGCACGTCGGCCGTGCGCGAATGCTTCTGCTGTGCCGCCTGCTGTTGAGCGTTGGGCGCCTTTGGAACTTTGAAGGGTGAGCTGCTCATAGGCGGAAGATTCGCGGCCGAGCGGTTATCGGTTGCCCCATCACGCGATTCACCGCATTCAAGAGCGCGCTCGCGGGATCGATTTTCTTTTCGGCCGTTTCCTTGGTGGGGAACAGGTTGTCGTTGCGATCGCGGTGCGCCACTACGTTAGCAACTGCCCACTCGAGGATCGGATCGCCGTCGTAATGAAAGCGCCCGTCGTAGACGGCCGCCTCGAGTTCCTTCATCGGACCGTTGAGCTGCTCAACAGTCTGAGGAACGCGCGTGCACATCAGACCATCGCGCTGCAGGTGGTTAACGACCTCGACTGCGTTCCAGGGATCGTGGCCGACATCGCGAATATTGAAAATGCGCGACTGATCGCGGATCCAGTCCTCGACCTGATCGAAGTCGTTGACGTCGCCAGGCGAGGTGCGGATCCGGCCGGTGATCGCCCAGCCCTTGTATTGGGAATTCTGCGCCTGCTCGATGCGAGCTTCAGGAAGCCAGTAGGCGCCGAAGGCGTAATAATGGCGCCGCGGTTTCTGCTGCGAGTCGACTGATTCATCGCGCCAAAACAGTTTGATGACGGCGAGGATGTCGATCTGATTCGCCAGGTCGACGCCGAGCACGCACGGCTTCGCATGGAAGGCTTCCTCGACGAGAGCCGAGTCCGCGCACTTCCGAAACTTGAGCATGTCCATCCAGGCGTGATCAGCGTTGACCCAAACGTCGCAGTGCTTCGTCTTGAAAGTCGGCTGCGCGCTGGCGAGCTGCATGGCCTTCTGGGCCTTCTGGCCGAGATCCTGCGGATCGACGGAGACGCCCCAATTTGGGTTTGCTTTGCGCCATACGTCTGGCCCCGCGGCCCAGTCATCGTCATCGTCGATCGTGAAAATGATTCCGAAAAAGGATTCGTCGCGAGCAACGCCCTCGAGGATCCGCGTGATGTAGAGGTGGACCTCGTAGCAGATGCCGGCCTGGTCGCTGCCAGCCGTGGTGATCGACCAGAGCAGACTGCCGTCGCGCTTTCCGTTGGCAGTGTCGAGGTTGTCGTAGAGATCGCGGTTCGGATGGGCGTGCAGCTCGTCGACGCAGATGAAGTAGGGATTGATTCCCTCGACGGAGTTGGCGTCAGAGCTGAGAGGGCGAAAGAATGAATTTGTGGCGAGCTGATTGATGGAGTGGGCACAAACGTCGACGCCGGCGCGGTCGCAAAACTCGGGCATCGCGCGAAGCATGGCCTGCGAGACAGAGAAGACGATCTTCGCCTGGTCGCGCGTCGTGGCTGCGGAATAGACCTCCGCTCCTGGCTCGTTCTCAGCGAAGCCGGCGTAGTTTGCCAGCGCGGAAGTGAGCGCAGATTTCCCGTTGCCCTTTGCGACCTCGGTGTAGGCGCGGCGAAATCGGCGCAGCCGGGTCTCTCGATGCAACCATCCGAAGACGACCGTGAGAATGAAACACTGCCACGGCTCGAGCTTGATTCGGGATCCGGCGAAGCGCTTGCCGCGGACGTGCGGGCTGAGTTCGACGAACTGACAGACACGCTCCGCCGCGGCGACGCTGAAGAAGAACGGAAATTCGGGATCGTTGCGATCGGCGCGCGCGAGGTCGTCGACCTGGCGCTGGCAGGCAAGGCGATTCCACTTGCAGGCGGGAGCGCGGCCGGCGAGAACATCATCGATATAAGTGCGAGCGAGATCAACATGGGGAGACGGTGGGGAAGCTGATGCTGTTGGCTTTACTGTGGCGTCGGTGGGACGAACTGATCCCACGGGTTCTCGATCTTTTTCGGCGCCGGCGCCAGGTGCTTTACGCGATCGCGATCGGCCGGCGTCATTCCGAGACGCGCGAGCAGGTTTGCGATCTGCGTCGTCTCGCCGCTTTTTGCGTATCCGCGGCGAAACTTTGCCATTAGGCATACGAGCAATTCGAAAGCCCAGCGATCGCAGGCCTCGACGACGCCTTCAGGCGCGAGATCGGCGAGCTCGTCCCAGATCGCGATCTCTTTTTTATCGAAATGATCCGGCGGAGCTCCGAGCGGCCCGGTGTAAACACGAACTGCTTCAGCGCGACGACGAGTTGGCTTGTGTTTTCGCGGGCTGCGTTTGCCGGCGTGCCCTTCGACTCGTTTGCGCTCGCGGGATTTCTTGTTCCGTCCACCAGATCCTCGTCCGCCCATCGAAATTCGTTCAACGATCGAGAAATTCGCTCAAAAAAAATGTTTTTGCTGCGGCCGCGCGTGTGGGGCTGAGAGCCGGTCGCTGGCCGTTCGCCTGGGCAAAAGCAGCCCCCCTTCCCCTAGAGCCCGCGGCCGGTCTTCGCTGTGTGGTCAGCATGGCATGCGCCCTGGAGGTTGCTGAGGTCAAAGAAGCGGCGCTGATCGCCGTCGTGCTGCGCGACATACTTCTCTGCCGGCACGATGTGGTCGACGTCGGTGCTGGGCGCGCGGCCTTCGCAGAGCACTGCGATCTTGCACAGAGGATCGCGCTCGAGCACGAATGGGCGCGTGCGCTCGCGCCATTGCTTTGAATCATAGAGTCGTCGGAGTCCGCCGGCACGACGCTGGCGCTCGCGATCGCGCGCTGCACTCTCGAATCCTGGAGGCCGTGCGACTGGTGGTCGGTTTGGCATCTCATCGGACGAAGGTCCAAATCCAGCGTGCGATCTCAGGCGACCTTGACAACACTGCCGTGACCACAGCGACTGCGATCGCGTTCCTCAGTTTCAAGTTCATCAGCGCACGTTGCATGCGCTGTTTGTCCGCCTGCAGACCACGAACGGTCACACCCATTCTGTTGAGATGTTCGATCGTGCGCTGTGGTGTGATCTCGTCGAATGGTGGCTGGTATTGTCTCGAGCGATCAGCAGCGTTCAGTGTGCCGGCGCGACGCGCTTTTTCCAGAGGCAGCATGCGTTCACAAACAATGATGGTTCGTCTGAAGAGTTCAGCGAAGTCGACGAAGTCCACAGCGGGTCATTATGTCGTGGGCCAGATCAAATCACTAACTCGTTGTTCGGAAGCGATCGGCGTCACCAGGGCGCGCAGAGTCTTCGCGTGGTGAGCGCTTCTGCCGCTGGTGCAGCGAGTGAGGATGCGGTACTGGTTTCGTTCCCACCAAAATGCGAAGCGCGCGATGATGCGCGGATTGTTTGCGTCGACGCGCGGCTTTTTGCGAGGCGATCGTGCGCGCGACGGGAATTGGTCGAGACCTTCGCGATCGGCGAGCTCGAGCAGGTGGCGATCGGGATTGATGACGATGGGTTCCATTTTAGGAACTCGAAACCATTTCGATCAGCATGCGAGTCCAGCAGATCTGCCGCTCGATTTTCATCAGTAGGTCGATATCGAGTGAGGCGTGCTGCCAGCTCGACTTCACTGCTTCGCGGCGTTTGCGGCGAATGTTCGCGCGCTCGACCGGGCCTGGTGGAAGTCGGCGTTGAAGCCGGCGATCAGTGGGATCTGGCGCGGGAAGAAAACGATCAGGATTGACGACGACGGTTTGCATTTACGCGGGACGTTCATTTTGCCAGTCCCAGCGCGCGGCTGCTTCCAGCAGAGTCTCAATTTGAAGTCGGGGAAGAGTAGGGTTTTTCTGGAGGTTCGCTGGCGGAACGAAGCGCACGCCGGCGAGCTCGTTGCCGATCCAGCCGCGGTTGTCGTCGTCGTATTCCGGCGCCCAGTTCTTCGGCGCGCCGAAATAGAGCAACTCGCGGCAGATGATGCCCTTCGAATGATCGACCTCGTCGACATAGTCCGCGCGGCCGGCGACGACTTCGCCTGCAGCGTAGCTTTCTGATTTGCGCAAAAACGGGCGATCGGCAGACGGATTCGCGCCTCGTGCGAACACAGGAATTCTCATAGGGGTTTTGCGGTAGGCAGAGATTTCGCGCTCTCGCAGGCGCTAGACCACAGGGCGTGGCCGAGAAAGGTTAATTCTGCCTGCCAAACACGCGCTGCGCACAGTTACCGAAGTGTGGGGAACTTCTGCGCGCAAGCAAATCGGTTAGGGCCGCGCGGCTTTCCACTTCGCGACGTAGGCTTCGGCCTCGGCCGTCAGCGCGTGCAAGTCTTCCCCGGCGGCGTAACGGCGATATAGTTCGGCGCGCTTCTCTGTGAACTGCGTGATGTCGATGTCCTGTGCGAACAGCGCCATAAGCAGCGCGTGATCGAGAGGTGGAACCACGATCATCATGCCACGTCCGCGTCTCTGCGAATGTTTTCGCGCACACGGTCGGCATCCGATTCCGCGCCGATCCACCAGTTGTCGGCGTCTTTCCTGCCGCGCTCGTAGGCGTCTTTCGCCACGTTGCGCAGCACATCGAGGAAGATGTGGAGAAAGATCATCAGAAAGAGAAGCAAACAAACGATGCCGATGAAGATGTTCACGCCGTCACCTCCAGCGTGCAGCGGCAGTGCTTTCCTTGCCCGATCCACTGCCCACACTCGCTCACGTTCTGGTGAACGTGGCCACAGACGCCGCATTCCAGGGGCGAGACGCGATAGCGTGTCTGCTCCTGGCGCAGCGTGAGCTGGGGACGCAGAGGCACCTTGCGTGTGGCCTCGCGGACCTCTTCCCAGAATTCTCTGTGTCCGGTGATGTCGCAGTGGGAAAGCGGCCGGCCGTCGAAGAGCACGCAGTCGTAGAGATTCTGGGCGAGCACGTCGAAGAAAATGTTCAGGGTGACGGCGCTCAGGTGGGGCTCGCGCTTGCGGAGTTCGGCAATCAGTTCGTGGGCGGTCATGGTTTGACCTCTTTCGGGCGTTGACGAATTTCTTCCTTCACCGCATCGCTCGGCTCGTACTCGGAGTACTTGGCGCGCATGACCATCAGCAGCGGGCGAATCAGCGGATAATTTTCGTGATCCGCACGCAAGCCGGCGTTCGCGATGGACTGGACGAAGCCGCCGCCTTTCTGGGAGGCCTTGGCCAACCACTCGAGAAGCTCCGGATCGTCATTCTGCGCGATCAGGAAATCGGGCAGAAGGGAATGCGCGGGCCAGTTTTCAACCCCGGAACAGGGAAAGGGGAGTAGCGCCCTTTCGTGCGACCAGCTCATCAGCGAAACAAGTTCGTCGTGAATCGACCTACGTTTCCCGCCCGCATCTTGACGCCGAAATCCTTCACTGAGATAACAAGCGAGCAGCTCATCGAGCGCTCGGTGCAAACGAACATGTTCCTGCTGATGCTCTTCTGGGGTCATTCGGGTTGCTCCGATTCCAGCCGGCTCGCGGCCTGCCAGAAAAAGTTGTAGCCACCGTGCTCCATCACCTCGATCGTTCCGATCGCGAGGATGGTGAGCAGCAGCAGGCCCAGGAGATACTCTGCATAATCGTGCTTCAGCTTTTTCTTCGTCGTCATGCGGCGTCCTCGAAGAGATTGCGCTGTGGCGACGGGTGCTGGCGCTTCCACTCGTCGTACTTCACCTGGTGGTCAGGGCAGAGGTGTTTGCCGGAGGCTACTTGCTTCGAGTGCTGGGCGCAGCAAGGCGCATCGCACGTTCCGGATTTGTTCGCCGCGACTTTCCAGTCGCAGAGCGCCATCGCCGGCCGGCCGCAGGTCGCGCAGTAGCGCTGACGCGATCGCACTCCACAAAGAATGGCGACCTGGCCGTTTTCGAATCGGATGCGCTCACACATGGCTGTGGAGCTCCTGGGCCGCGCGTCGCGAGCCCGCCGGCATGAAGAGCATGCCTTCGCCGTAGATCTCGCGGTCCGCCGGCATAGAAGTCTTGAACTTCAGCAGCTTCACAAATTGAGACTGCAAAATCGGAATCTCGACCAACGGGAATCTCTGGTACAGCTCGACATTGAAGCCGGCCGCTCTCAGCTCCGCGGTGATGGTCGTGCTCCATTCGTCGAGGGTCATGCGAAGAGTTCCTGTTGCGCTGGCGGCGCCGCGGCCGCTGGCTTGGCTTTGTGTTCAGCCTCGAGGCGCGCGATGCAATCGAGGCACGGACCTTTGCGCCCTCCGCCTTTTTCGCCCTGGTCGACGCGGTGCTGCGTCGAGCGCTGAGCATTTGGAACACCACGCTGCGACCGAGACGGTGTTGCGGGGGAAGTGTTCGCCGCTCATATGCCGCCCTCGGTGCATTGCGGACAGTAGTCGCCGCCGGCGTGTCGGCTCCATCCTGCTTTCTTGGCCTCACGCCGAAGTTGAACGACAGTCGGAGGTTCTATAAAAAATTGGCGAAGCTGCTCAATGGGAAGAAAAAGATCGGGATAGGTGACGTCGCCCATGCCGTGCTCGTTGTCACAAAAAAGCATCTTCACAGTGCGAGTCATGCGGTCCTCGCTTTCCGCGGCGAGCGGCTTGTTGCCCAGGCCGGCTGTGCCAAAAGTTCGACGCACCTCCCGATGCCGCCCTCCTGTTTTTTGGCTAACTGCCGCTCGCCTTCGGAAACTCGATTCGCGATCGGGATCCACTTCGCCAATCGCCAGGGAATCGCGAGCACGACGCCTTCGCGCACGTGCATGAATTCGTGGTCGCCATCGTGGAGGTCTTCGAGCACGCACTGCGGGAAGCAGCAGCGATTGCGAACGCGCGGCATGATGCGCATCGGGTCGGTCACGCGGATCCGCGCCAGGTCGCGATCGACTGAGAGAACTTCGCCGGCGAAGTCTCCGGCCCAGCAGCCCTCTACGCGGTAGTGGTGTCCGATGCTCAGGTCGCACCAATATTTCGCCACGCGCGGTCCGAAGAACGCGAGCAGCGCGCCGGGCACAAAACCGCAGAGCAGCGCGGTCTTCGTGATTGCCCTGGCAAAGAGCGCAAGGTTCAGGAGTTCGCTGTGCGTCGTCAT